GCTTTTTGACCCCTGCAATTTGGAGCTGGGGGAAGGACCCACGATGGCGGCCGGGGTGGGGGATGTTGGGTCATGCTACGTACCTCCGATAGTTCTCGATGAAGTCTTCCTGCCGTCCTTTGCCTTTCGATGTGTTGTACCAATGCTTCCAGTACTCAGCCAGGCCATGGATGTCGTCGGGTGCAGGGAGGCTGGTTGGTACGATGCGATATCTCAGACGTGCGAAGACTATGGCACATTCGAGACTGGTTTCGAGATGCTGAGGGTCGAAGTGGGCGACGTTGTACTTCGTGCCATAGACGCGCTTGAGCCAGGCGAATGTTTCGGGTTCCATCTGGAATATGCCGAGGGCTGGTCCATTGCCCAATTGCTTCAGGTATGTTCCGAAGCGCGATTCCTGGGCAGCGGTGCCGAGCAGCAGGTTCACTGCAGACTCCGAATAGAGGCCGTACTTCTTCAGAGTTCGCTCTATGAGATCTTTGAACTGATCCTTGTCGAATGCCATATCGCTCTCCTTGATCGATAGGGTAAGCGCAACGTGCATCATTTTGGACCGAGACCGACTGCAGACGAATTGGCTCTATTAACAAAAACAATCGCATCACTTACTTGATCCACTCTTCTCATGTCGTTGAGAGATGAGGCTTCGAGATCTCTGGCATAGGAGGACTTCCTGCGTTCCACCATTGAGCGCAGGAGGGCGAGATAGACGCGAGCGTCTTTGATGCGGCCTTCGATTCCTTCGCTCGTGGTGCTGCCGTGCCTACAGTAGTTTCGGATGGCTCGAAGATGTTTGTTGAGAAAGATCCAGAGATCGAATTCGGATGTAATGCCGAGCTCTGCAGCATCGTCGTCGAAGTTCTGCAGGACGTTCCCTCCGGATCGGTCGGCATAGTCCGCGGACTTCCTGGCATGCTCCGCTTTCTCTTCCTGGTGCATGTGGTCCATGATCTGCAGAAATCTTTCTTCATTCATGCGCATTGCTTCTTCCATCGGGTTCTCCTTTCACTGTGGGTTGCTGTGCTTGGATTCCAGCCCACCGAGCCGGAGCCTGATCTCAGCCTTGACGATCTGCCAGGCTTCTGGGTCGAGGCGCCGGCGCCAGTAGGGGCAATATCGATGCCCCATATCCATGAACTGTTCGTCCGGGCATTGGCGAACGGTTTCGATGGCGAAGAGAAAGATTGCGGATGGGAGATCCTCCACTTTAGATGAGGTTAGGCCTGATTTGGACTTTTCAAGCAAATCGGCGTAATTCGGCTTGTGGCACTGCTTTATGTGATTTTGTGAGATTTGAGCTTCTGCGGAATGAGGGAATCCAGGCTCTGAAATCGGCTTCGAAATGCATGGTTTTTCCAATGATTCCGCTTCTGTAACCAGTGTTACCCTACCATTTTCAAAAATGTTACCATCTTTTTCTAATGATTCCGCTGATGTTACCATTGTTACCATTGTTACCATGTTTTTTCGTGCTTCCAGATTTTTTTCAACCTGCTCGAACATGTTCATGTGGAACCTCATTCATTTAGTGGCAACATGGTAACAAATAATATATATTAATATATTATATATATATTCTAATAGTTTATCTGTCACCATGTCCGTTACCATCCCGTTACCATCCTGTTACCCTAGCTCAGATGATTTTGGACAAATCGAACCTCCAGACTCGGCATGTTGAACTGACCGTGGAGGCAAAATATCCTCGATAAGCCATTCTATTTTCAAGGAAAGCCGGATGCTCTTTGAGCTCGTTCATGACTTGGGCCTGGATAAATCGGTATCCGTGGCCGTCCAGGGTCTTGAGTGCGAGCGGGAGCTTGACGAGCATCTCGCCTTCCTTGATTTCGACGAATTTGTCCCGGCTTTCGTCGCTCAGCTCATTGATCGCTTCGAAGAAAGAGTCAGCGAGGGTTGCCTGTCTGGCGCTGCATTGCTCGTGCTTTCTCTGGGCGAGATCGATGATGAAGGGCTTGAGATCGAGCGAGATGCCAAGGATTTTCGTCAGGATTCGGTGGAACGCGAGGATGATCCCGTAGTTTTCGGAGAGGCGATTGTCCAAAATTGCGCTGAACATTTCTTCGCGCGCCGCAGTGTATTCATGCGCCCACTCAGCCTCGACGGCCTGGCGGTTCCGCATGATGAAGACGTAGCTGTAGGCGAGCTCCCTTGGAGGAATGCGCACGAGGCGGTTGAATGCATCCGTGGTTTCCCCCGTGATATCCTCTGACCGGAAGGGTCGGCTCGATACTACGCGCTCCAGCTGAGCCTTGCCCTTGAACGGCTCCCTGTTTTGAACGAATACGAGCGATCCGAGGAAGCTCGTTTCCTGGGTGCGGATATCGTTCGATTTTACCGCTCGGACCTGCAGGTGATTTCCGTAGTTGTAAAGGGTGAGGAGGGATTCGAGATCGAAGCGGAGCTTATCCTCCTTATTGCCCTCGAGGAGGGCCTTGAACAGGCCGGAGCGCTGCGCGAGCTTCCTGATTTCTCCCTTGCCGGTATTGAGCTTGGTCATGGGAAGGCCTTCCTCATCGAAGCACTGGACGGCGTTCATGATCCTGACGAGGCGCGTTTTACCGGTCTGGGTGTCCCCATGCAGGCTGAAAAACGGAAAGAATCCGAGCTCGGGTTTGATGCAGTTCGTAAACCAGCTCGCGAAGGTGTAGGCGTAGGCCAGGGCGCCGTTGTCCGGCCATGCGGAATTGATGAGGCGATAGATCTCTTTCGGGTCGGTTCCGCTTTTCGGCTTGATCGTGGGGATCGCGGGCGGCCGCAGGAATTCCTTGCGACTTGCCCGGAAAAATCCCTGCTTGTCCGGCAGGATGATCTTCCCGGCCGGATCAATCAAAAAGTCTCTGAACACCATGCAGCCGGACTTGATGTCGTGCCCGACGATATGGCACTGCCGGACCACCGGGGCGCCGGCTTCGACTATTCTGCTCGCAAGCGCTGCGCTCGGGCGTGCTTCACCCTCCCACATGACCCGCGCCCGCGTGAGGAGCGTCGAGCGGATGCTCCCCGGCGTGGAGAGCTCCGATCCGGTGACCGAACAGGCGATCGCCTGCCCGCTCTTTGGCTTTATCTTGAGGTAATAGCGATAGACCGGCTCATCGTCATTGCTCGCATCCAGCTGGTAATGATCGACGGACAGGGTGAAGTTCGACACCCGGTAGACGCTCAACGCCCCGTCCCCGTTCTTCGACGCCTTTGCCGCGGAATACCAATACCTTCGATCGAACGCGAACAGGCCGGGAGGGTACCCATAGAACTCCCGATAGGTCTCCGCATAATCGTAGGCCTTTTCCGCCAGAAGAAGGCCGGCTCGAACTTCGAATTCCGGGAGCTTCTCATCGAAGATCCCGGCGGCTTTCCCTGGGGGCTGGCTTCGCAGAAAATCATTCCAGTCTCCGGCAATCGGCGTGATGGCTTTGGCCTGCCGATAATGCGCCTTCCATTTCTTGAGCCCGCCCGCACCGGCCGTATCCGGGTCGAATGCAAGCACCAGGTTCCCGGCGAGCTCGCCGAGATCCACTTTGGACGGATCCTGCCCGGCGGCAAGCACCGCTATGGCCTGGAGCCCCATCTCGATCATGGAAAGCGCATCGATGATCCCCTCGGTCGCATACGTCGGCTTCTTCGGATCGTAGTCCATGCCGGGATGCTTCCAGAAGAGCCCGACCGTCCCGCCCTTGTTATGGGTCTTCCCTTCGCCGGGCGGAGGATTGAAAAGCCTTCCATTCCATACCTCCTTCCCGGCCGCGGACGTCCCGACGTAAAACATGACCCCGCCGCTCCCGGAATTGCGAATATCCTTCCAGTATTCAAACCTCAGCCCGGCCAGGCTTCGGCCCAGGCTCCTGGAATGCAGATACTCCCGCGCCGGCCGGTTCGGATCGGCCTTGGTCGGCGCGTAGTCCTTCTCTATATTGACGATTACGTCCGGAAAGAGATCGAGCGTTCGGACCCTCGCCCCGCATTCGTTCTTGCGGTTGCAGTTGATCGAAAACGGGGCTTCCACGTATGCCCAGGCTTCCGTCTTTCCGCATTCCGGACATCTGAGCCCGGAGAAATGCGAATGCGTAGCCTTCGACCGTTCGACCCACAGGTCCGATTTCCGGATGCGATCCCGGAGTTTTTCGGGCAGATCGTTGGATGACATAGGGCTTCTTTGCGGCTGAATTTAGTCAAATCTTCCGGCTGTCCCGCTCCTCGTTGAAATCCGCCGGAGGCAGGCAATCATCCTCATACATCTGCCCGCACCGCGAGCAGGTGACATCATGATTGCCAATCCTGAAATCAACAGATCCGCACCGGCAAACATACCGGACCTGCTCGACGGACCAATCGCCCTTCACCCACGGAAAGCTCAGCTGCTCACCTGACATTCAATCCTCCTCCGGGCTCATGCGACCATCGGCATGATCAAGTTGAGGCCATGCGCGTCGCCTTCATCGAGCAGGATCGCCCCGTGGAACTTGTCGAGCCATTCGATGCGCACCCTTCCATCGATCGCCTTGAGCGCTTCGATCCAGTATTTTGCGTTGAAGTAGATCGAAAACTCATCCGAATCGTATTGGATTTCGAGCTGATCCTCTGCGTCGCCCTCTGGGTTCGTCGCCGAGCGGAGAGTGAGAGTGCCAGGAGTGATGTGGAATCCGACCATCCGGGTTGCACCCGGCAGAAGCGGCATCATGGAAGCGAGCGTATTGTTGAGCCTCTGAGCATCGATCGAGAAGGAAAAGGGCCGCTCTTCCGGGATAATCTCCCCGTAGGACGGAAAAGACGGATCGAGCAGACGAACGCTCAGCGTGCCCCCGTCCGTTTTGAAAACGATCCGCGTCCCGTCGCACGCAACGAACGCATCTCCCGAAGCCTCCAGGAGCTTCGTGCACTCCTGCAACCCCTTTCTCGGCACCACCACGCCGGCCCCGACTTCGAGCCCCGGCAAGCCCGTATCCGGAATGCCGCAGTAAGAAAGACGGTGCCCGTCCGATCCGACAAGCCGGTAGTATCCGGATTCGTGCCTGTGAAGCAGCGCACCCGGAATATTGAATCCGGTGGACTCGGAGGGGATCACGAAGAGAGTCCTCGAAACGGCCCGCAAAAGCTCCGCCTTATCGCAGCCCCCGAATTCCATCTCGTGCACCGAATCGATCATCGGGAAATCCTCCGCCGCCATGCAGGCGAGCTTTCGCTTCGATTTTCCGGCCGTGATCTTGATCATGCTCTGGTTCTCTCCCGAGAGCTCGATCATCACCCGATCCTCCCAGAGTCCGCGCACGACCGCGAGCATCTCCCGCGCCGGCGCCGCTATCCTCCCGCCTTCATGGACGATGGCCTGAGTCCGCGTCCGAAGGCTTATCTCGAGGTCGGTCGCCGACAGCTCGACCGGCTGGTCCACTTCCGCCGTCAAGAGCACATTGCGAAGCATCGGCATGGCCGTGTCTTTCGACACGACCCCGGCCGCCCTCGCCAGTGCGGAACAAAACGTATCTCGATCCACTTCGAATTTCATGATGCCGATTCCCCCTCATCAGTCGTTCAATTCATCGTGACCACTATGGCCTGCCGCCCGGCAGGTTCGTCCACGCCTCAGAGAATGCCTAAGATCTTCGCCTTCCGATCCAGCCCCTTCGCATTGAACAGCCCGGCGATGTCGCGGACCGACACGCTCCGATACTCGAAGACCTGCCCGCAGTGCTCGCACCTTAGCCGGAATTCTCTTTCACTGGACATTCCCTTCCTGACTCTTCCCCTGGCGCTCAAGAGCCTCGGGTCCCTGTTCCCCCGCAAGCAATGCGGGCATACGATTGCACATGAATCAGCCATTTAACGCTCCTTTCCCGGCCATCGGCTCCGATCATCCCCCCGGACGATTCCCGCGGCCCCCGTTGCGCGCCTTGAAATTTTGCTGGCAGTAATCCCCTGCCTCGTTCGTCCAGCAGATAAAGCCCAGATCCGGGCTGTAGTCGAGCCCTCGCCTCTGCGATTCCCTGCGAATGTCCTCGAAGATCACCCGCATGGAATCCCCCTGCAGAATCCGTCGAAACGTATCCGCCGGGATCGTGACGACGGGGAACTCATTGTTCGGTGCGGGCGGGACGCCGCCCGGTAGCCCTGTTCTCATCGGATCTCCCCCTTAGCAGTCCAGCTGTCCACTCTACTCAACCGCGCCCGTCACGGCCCCCTCCCGTTGGCTTTTTCCGCCATGACCTTCACGGTTGTTTCCTTGATCTCCCGCACCAGCTGCCATTCGTAGCCCTTGAGCTCTCTCGCCTCGATCAGCCCGTCCATAAACCGGCGAACCGCGGTCTGATATTCCGCGAAGGCCGGAAGATCGTCCCATACCTCATCTTCCCATCTCTCCTTGTCCGGGACGATCTCCTCTTCACACATGAGCTCGCAGCCGATCCGCCCCGCTTCGAACGCCTCGATGCCGTGCACCTCGATCCTGTGCCCTCGACTGTGGAGAATGTCCTTCAGGCTCTGGTAGAGTTCGCCAGGATTCCTCCGGATGGACTCCTCCGCACTCACATACTCTCGCTGAGCCGTCCACCGCTCCACGGTCCGCTCCGATACGGCAAAATGCCGCGCAACATACCCTTTCCCCAGGATGGAAACCGCGAAGGCCATGAACTCGCGGTGGTCCAATGGAGGCAGCTTGCCGGTCGCATGGTGTGCCATTTCGACCTTCCCTTTCTGCTTGAAGTTATTGGATGATAAAAATGCCGACCCGATCGGCGGAAAGCCCCAACGGTAGATGGCGCAACCCAAACACATCCCATCGCGGACGGCCGTTCGCAGTGCCGGAGACCCCCTCCATGCGACCGGCCGCCCCGCCGCGCCTTGTGCGTATGACCCGAATAACGGCGCAAAACCGACCGCTTATGGGCCTAACCCGTTATCCGTTTAGTGCGGTGATGCCGTGAGATATTGCGAGCCCGCTCGGCTCCGACGCCGAAGCGGAGCGGGCGTGAGGTATTCGATGCTATAATTGAGCGCTTAGGGCGATCCGGCCTTTTCCCTAGATTGCTCGTACATCATCAGAAGGAGCTCGATGACCGCGTCCACGTCGAGGTGTTCGTTCTCGACCGATTCCCGTTTGATGCGCTGCATGATGGCGGCCGCGAGCCTGTGCTCCGCGTCCAGCGTGTTGATGTTCAGCCCCTTAGCCATGTCTTTCCTCAGCCCTTCACCCATTGTTTTTCCGCCCCTCGTTCGTCCCCCCGAGCGCGCCTTGCGCCCGGACCGTGCGCGTCGATCCGCGACCGGTCAACGGGATGCGGCTAAATCGGTTTGTGTATTTTGTTCGTCTTTGATATCCTCATCGGGGAACAGTGTTGCCATCGGGCGATCGAGGATCTGGCAGAGCTGCTGCTTTTCCTCGTCTGAAAACGGCCTTTCCCCGAGCAGCTTCATATTGAACGTGGAGAGCACCAGCCCGATCTTCGCCGCGACTTCGCGCTGGATCATGCCGTTTTCGAGGATAGCCACCTTGAGCGGCAGGCCCTTGACTCTGTGTTGCTTGTTCATGGTTTGTGACCTCCTTTTGTGTTGGTAGGAATAGATTACACAAGTAGACTTGAGCATGTCAAGACCGAAACCAAGTGCACTTATCAGAAACCTTTTTGCGTCCCGCCTGCAGCAGGTTATGGCAGATATGAACGCTGAGGACCTAGCGCGGCGATTGAATGCAAAAGTCGGCTTGTCGCTGACCCCGCAGGCAATCAGAAACTATTTAAACGGAGAATCCGTCCCGAAGTCGGACGTGCTTTACAACCTTGCCAATTTTTTTGGCAAACCTATGGGGTGGTTCTTCGGAGAAGAATTCAAGGTAACGAAGGTAGTTCATCCTCCAGCATTAAAGATTCAGGAGGTTCCTCGTTTCAAAAAATTCGCAGAATCATTTTCAAAAGATTCCTACATACCAATAAGATTGATGAGAGATCCGGTCGCCGGCGGGCACCCTCTGGAAGTGTCTGAACAGGACTCCGAAGGCTGGGTTTTGATCTATGCCTCGAAAAACTGGATTCCGAACGATCCGGAATATTACACCTGCGCCCATGTCCAGGGGAGGAGCATGTGGCCCATCCTCGGAGATGGCGACATCGTCGCAATCGACCATATGGAGAAAGACCCTAAACGACTCGATAAGTCCATGGTTGCGTTCAGGGTGGACGGAGGCGTTACCATTAAATGGCTCAAATTCTTTCCCGAGAAGAGTCTTGTGGTCGGGGTGCCGGAGAACAAGGATGAGTTCGACACCGTGATCAGCTTACGGGGAGAGGAAATCGACAACGGGATTGTAGGGAGGATCGCCTGGTGGTGGGCAAAGCGTTCACCAGGTCATCTTGTATGAAGAATGGGGGTGTCCTGTGCAATGTCCTGAATGCTTCGTTGAATGCGAGGATGGATCGGTCGAGTGCCCACGTTGCGGAGTGATTCTTGCGAAAGCCATAGATGCTGCCAAGCCGGAAAGAGATCGCGTCATCGATGCGTCCATTGAGAAAACTCGTGCTTCCGATGCGAAATTTGTCAGAGAACTGCAAAAGGCAAAAGAACCAAGCCAACCGGCATGGAAGGGCGGAGTAATTCTCGTTTTAGCTTTCGCCGCGATTGCCTATGCGATCTATGGCCCCTTGGACATCCTAAATACTTTCGGAACATCATCATCAAATCCAGAGAGTACTTTTGCAAAAGCAGGTCACTTCGCTTGTCGAACTAGATCTGAGCTTGAAGAGGTAATCATGCTGGGAAAGCAGGATGATTCAGACGCCATAGCCCGCATGATAGCCAGGGGCTACTGCATCATGTTTGAACCCAACACACAGGTTTACATCGTGGATTTCACTGTTGGTGGACTGCGCAAGGTCAGACCTCACGGTGATGTCGATACTTTGTGGACAACTGCCGATGCAATATTTTAACTCATCTCATCCAACTAGACACCCAACCATTAGGTGACCCTGCCACTTTCGCTCGCCGTCATCTATTTTGATTTTAAGTTTTCACAATAAATTCCATCACTAACCCTCTGATTGGTTTTGCATAATGAAGTGCACTTGATTTTTCTTGCTTGCCAGGCCAAGTACACTTGTGTATTCTGTACTTGTATGCAAGTCCACTTTTTTATTTCCCACGGCTCACCCGGTTTCGACTGGGGCTCTCGTGGGCGCCGGCGACGGCGAAACCTTCAACCCATCACATCAGGCACTGCTTGCTCTAGGAGCGTGATTGCGACCGACCTGATCGATGATGGCCAAGATCGTAAGGGCGTCGGAAAACTTTCTGCTTGTTACCAACCATCCAAAGGGTACTCAAAAAGTTCGTACCCTTTGCAAAAGACAGCGAGGTCGGCATGGGCGATCAGTCTAACCGAAATATCATACCGTTCCAGTTTGATATCCACCAAATTCGAGCAGTGCGTACTGCAAGTGATGAATTCTTTTTTGTCGGGAAAGATATTTGCGCTGTGCTCGATCTCAAAGATGTCAATAGAGCCACCAACCCCCTCGACCCAGACGAAAAGACCACCATCAAAGTCCAGACCATCGGTGGCGAGCAGTCCATGCTGGCGGTAAGCGAATCCGGCCTCTACGCGCTGATCCTTCGGTCGAACAAGCCCCAGGCGAAGCCGTTTCGAAAATGGGTGACGTCGGAGGTGCTGCCGGCGATCCGGAGGACCGGGAAGTATTCGAGCCCGTTCCGAAAGAAGCGCAAATACGATCCGGAGCTCACGGAGCTTGCCCGAAAGATCATCGACGAAAAAAGATAGGGATCTGAACGCCCCTCGAGCTGGAGGCGACCATGAACACATTGACGATGGCGAAAGAAGAGATCGAGGACCGGATCGCGTGCATCCTGCTGGTGATCGACGTGGCCGTCTGGTCGTATGTTTTTGCCGAGATCTATTTTCGATAGCGGAGGGATGCAAGTAAATGCCTTGCTTAATCGACAGCGAACACGGCGGTTCCACCCCGAGCGAATTGCACGAAAAGATCCGGAAGGCCAGAAAGACGTATCGCTGCTGCGAATGCGGCTGCACCATATCGCCCGGGGAACGATACGAATACGCGAGCGGCAGATGGGACGGGGAATACGATCAGTACCGGACCTGCCTGCCCTGCCGCGAAATCCGAAACAGGTTCATGGCCGTCTGGACCTACACGGCCCTTTGGAGCGACCTGTCCGAATGCGCACCGGATCTCTGCATGGGAGATATTTCGGGGCTGAGCGTCGAAGCGGTCGCCAAGCTCGAAGATCAATTCTCAGAGATCTGGAACGAGATCACCTGTGAACAGGAATGCGGGGACTGGTGCCGTTACTTCCAGATCGGTCCGCCCCGGGACTTTGTGTGCTACGGCACGCCGCAGCCGGTTGGGAGCATCCAGTCATGATCCAAATTCACGGCGACACCATCCGCGTTCGCTTCAACCGGTTCGACCGGGAGGCCTACCGGGTGTTCTTACAATCGAAGCAGCTTCCGGAACAGGATCTCCAGTACGACTGGGAGAGCGATTCGTACACGATCGAGACGCCGGCGCGGTTCGGGCATGTGTTCGGGATCGATGCCGGGTGGACGGACCGGGGCTGGCTTCCGGTCTCGGAACATCTCAAGGACTTCCAGCGATTCGGAGCGAAGGTCGGCATGCAGGCAAAGCGCTTTGCCTTCTGGTGGACCACCGGACTCGGGAAGACGCATTTGCAGTGGGAGCTCGCACGGCAGATCTCTCACCGGACGGCAGGCAAAGTGCTCCTCATCGTCCCGCTGAACATCATCCGGCAGACGATCGAGATCGGTGAAGAGTGGTTCGATATGCGGGCGACATGGATCGGGTCCCGGAGGCATCTCAAGTCGTGGTGCAAACAGGCCGGGCCCGGGATCGGCATCGTGAATCCGGAAAAGTTCATCCCGCCCAAGGGCGAAGACCAGTGCGTTTCCGAAGTCAAGCACTGCGCCGGCATCCTGCTCGACGAAGCAAGCCTGCTTGCGGCCGGGGCAGGAGTGATCAAGTGGGCGCTCATCCACTCCTGCAGGGGAGTGGAATACAAATATACGTTCACCGCCACTCCGGCCCGAAACGATACGCTCGACTATGCCTCGCAGGGGAGCTTCCTTGAAAAGATCAAGCACGACGGAGAAGTGATCTGGACCTACTTCCAGCGGGACAAGGAAGGAAAGTGGAAGGTCAAAAAGCATGCCGAAGCGGCGTTCTACCGATTCCTCTCCGGATGGAGCATGTATTTGGTCGACCCGAAGCGCTACGGGTTCGCAGACTACCTCAAGGACCTGCCGCCGCCTACCATCATCGAGCACCACATCCCGCTCACAGCCGAACAGCGATCGAGGATCACGAGACGGCCCGACGCAACCGGCCAGCTCTCTGTGTTCGGGAACCGCCACAAGCTCACCCTCTCCGATCGGATCAAATACGGCCAGATGGCGAGGGGGTTTTTGTACGAGGGCAACGATCCGGCTCGCTCGAACCGCACGCGCCCGGTCGAAAGCCTCAAGCCCGGAATCGTTTGCGACCTGGTCAAAGAGGACGCCGCGGCAGGCCTGCAGCCTCTGGTCTGGACGATCTATGATGAAGAAAGCGCGATCATCGAGCGCATGCTCGGAGGGAGCGGGCTCAGAGTCGAAGTCCTGCACGGCGGCATCCCGAAAGCCAGGCGCCCCGACATCATCGACCGCTACAGGAAGGGGCAAAGCGACGTGCTCATCTCCAAGGCGTCGCTGCTCGGGTTCGGCCTGAACTTCCAGCACTGCGGATCGATGATCTACAGCGGGTTCGACGATTCGTTCGAAAAGCAGTTCCAGTCGATCCGAAGGGCGTACCGATACGGTCAGAAGCGATCCGTCAGGATCCACATTCCCTACATCCGGGAGCTCGAGGGCGTCGTCTGGCAAAACGTGCAGGAAAAGCAGCAGCGCTACGATCGAGACACGAAGATCATGGAGCGCAACTATCTCGAAGCCATGAGGGGGACACTTGCATGCATGACGTAAAGATCTGGCAGCAGGACTGCGTGGAGGGAATGCGGGAGCACCTGGCCGATGAATCGATCGACTGCGTGATCTCATCGATCCCGTTCGCGGCCCTGTTCAGCTACAGCCACAAGCCCGAAGACATCGGGAACAACTCGGACAGCGACGATCTCATGAGCTGCCAGTTCTCGCTGCATTACCGCTTCTTTCTCGATTCGCTCCACCGGGTGATGAAGCCGGGCGCCGTCTTTTGCTGCCACATCCAGCAGCTCCTGTGCACGAAAGTGAAAGACGGCTACATGGGCATGAGGGATTTTCGCGGTGCCGTGATCTCGATGAGCCGAAACCACGGTTTCCTCCCCCACGGAGAATTCGTGATCGTTAAAAACCCGAGGGCCGTCGCCAGGCGAAACAATCTGCACTCGCTCATGTTCGCTACGGCCGCAAGGGATTCGCGGGGCCTGGCTCCAGCCATGAACGACTATGTTCTGATCCTGCGCAAGCCGGGGCAGGGTGGGAACCCGGTACAGGGAATCATCGAAACCGACCGGAGCGTTTTCCTGGTCGAGCCCTCCCCGATCCTCGAATACTGCGACGGGCTCACATCGAGCCCCGGATCGAAGAAAGTGAACAAGCGGGTCAGGCGCGACTACCGCACCATCCCCTACCAGGTCCATGTCTACAGCGAAGCGACCGGGGAAGTCGCCATCGAGACCGCAACGGGAGGTGTCGGCATCAACCCGGACGGCTGGTTCACTAAAAATGACTGGGTGAGATGGGCTCACGGCGCCTGGACCGACATCCTGGAGATCGACATCCTGGAAAACTGGAAAGCCGCCCGCGAGCACCAGGAAGAAAAGCACGTCTGCCCCCTGCAGCTCGAAGTGATCCGGCGATGCATGAAGCTCTACAGCGCTCCATGGCAGACCGTCCTCGACCCATTCAGCGGGATCGGCAGCACGGCGGTCGTAGCGATCGAACAGGGCCGTCGCTTTCGCGGCTTCGAGACCAAGGAAAGCTATCACCGGATGTCCCTTGCAAACGTCGAGGAGGCCGCGCGACCGGACCCACAGCTGAACCTGTTTGCGAGTTCCGCGGCAATATGATCCGGGAAAGGAGTGATCGAATGGGAACCTGGAACATCACAGTCAACACGCTTCACTGTCCGTTCAAGCTGCGCTTCTACGGAGACACTTACTGCTCGTACAATCATCTGAAGCTATGCGCAAAACACAACTGCCTGATCAAGGAGACAATCGATGAGGAAGTTTCGGGAAAATCCATCGGCGACAATGACCATCATGGCGCTCGAACTGAGAAAGCGGCGATGGACGGATGACGCCATCAGAGACCGTTTGTTGCGATCCACGCTTCCATCGGGACGGCTCCCGTGTAGCGAGACGGTGGAAGAAGTGATGCGCGCGGTCCGGCTGCACCCCCTCTATTCTTACAAATGCCTCTGGTGCGGGCAGATCTACAGCGAAAAAGCCGATGCCGCCGTGTGCTGCTGCGACGTGTCTGAGGGATGGGAATGCAACCTGTGCGGGAAGCTCCACAGTGAAGTCAATGAGGCCCGGGAGTGCTGTAATGGGACAGCCCATGGGAGCCGTGGCTGCGAAGTGAGCCGCAAGGCGCAAGATAAACCATAAGTGGGGACGGAGATGAAAGACTCGAGATTCTTCTATTTGGCGACACCGTATTCGCACATCAACAACGCGATAAGAGAGCGGCGCTTTCTGATGGCCTGTGAAGTGGCTGGATTTCTGCTGGGCAACGAACTCCATGTCTATTCACCCATTGCCCATACGCACCCGATTGCCGTCCACTGCGATCTGCCCAAGGGGTTTGACTTCTGGAAAAGCTACGACACGGCGATCATCAAAAGATGCACCGACATTATTGTGGTTATGGCTGATGGGTGGAAGGAATCAATGGGTGTTCGGTCTGAGATCGAAATCGCGCAGAAGCTGAACCTTGGGGTGCATTATATGTGGTTCCCGGACTACACTGATTGGTTCGCAACAGCCGAGAGCACGCTGAGATGATCGGGCAGGGGAGAAGAATGAAAGAGCTCATCGTGGACCTGTTCGCCGGAGGAGGCGGGGCGTCCCGGGGAATCAAGCTCGCACTCGGGCGCGATCCCGACATCGCGATCAACCACGACATCGTCGCGATCGCCATGCACTCGGCCAATCACCCGGGCAGCACGCATTACCATGAAGAGATCTGGAAAGTTGTCCCGATGGAAGCGACGCAAGGCCGAAGGGTAGGGCTCCTGTGGGCTTCTCCGGACTGCAAGCACTTCAGCCGTGCAAAGGGCGGCCCCCCGAAGCGAGACAAAGAGATACGGGCGCTGGCGTGGGTCGTCGTGAAATGGGCGCAGCAGGTGAAGCCCAGGGTGATCATCCTCGAAAACGTGGAAGAGTTCGCAACATGGGGACCCCTCGACCGGAATGGGAAAATCATCGACCGGTTCAACGGGTTCACCTTCCGGACGTTCGTCTGGCAGCTCGAGCGGCAGGGATACCGCGTCGAGCACCGGAGCCTGCGGGCTTGCGACTACGGAGCCCCCACGATCAGAAAACGGCTTTTCCTCATTGCCAGAAGAGACGGCGCCCGGATCGTCTGGCCGGAACCATCGCACGGACCTGGAACGGATCTGCCGTACCGATCGGCAGCGGAGATCATCGAATGGTCCATCCCCTGCCCCAGCATCTTCGAACGCAAGAGGCCGCTTGCGGAAAACACGATGCGGCGGATCGCGCAGGGGATCAAGAGATATGTGATCGATGCGGCCGAGCCGTTCATCGTTACCTGCAATCACGGTGGAACTCTCTTTCGCGGTCAAGGCGTGGGTGAGCCGATGAAAACCGTCACCGCATCCCGTGACGCTCATGGGTTAGTGATCCCATATCTGCAGACATATTACGGGCCGAAGCGAGGAGGAGACTTCAGAGGGCATTCGGCGGATGAGCCCGTCCGCACCCAAACCACCGAGAACCGGTTCGCCCTCGTCTCAACTTTCCTTGCAAAGCACTTCGGCGGAGTAGTCGGCCATGAAATTAATAGGCCGGCCGGGACGATCACCACGAAAGACCATCATTCTCTCGTGACATCCAACCTCATCAAGCTCAGAGGAACCTGTAGGGACGGTCAACCCGTAACCGAACCCATGCCTACCGTCACTTCCGGGGGCCTCCATATCGGCGAAGTCCGCGCCTTTTTGATGAAATACTACGGCACGAAACAGGACCCAAACCTTCAGGACCCACTTCACACCATCACCACGAAAGACCGGTTCGGACTGGTCATGGTGCAGATCCAGGGAGAGCCGTACGTCATTGCCGATATCGGCATGAGGATGCTCATACCCAGGGAGCTCTTCCGAGCTCAGGGTTTTCCTGACAGCTACCGGATCGACATCGAAGTGAACGGCCGAAAGATCTCGAAGGCTGACCAGGTCCGCATGTGTGGAAATTCCGTCTGTCCGCCGGTCGCTCAAGCCCTTGTAGGGGCAAACATCTCCGATAGCAGGAGTGCCGCCTCCGGAGCCCACAGCCTTTAGGAATCAAAACTGCAAGATAAAGGACGCAAGCCATGCGAAAGATCCGCAGTATGCCATCTTCGACACTGATGACCGTAGCGCTTGAGCTGAGCAAGCTCCGCTGGTCGGAGGACGCCATCCGGACCACTCTCAGCGAAATGGTCCTCGCCTCGGGAGATTTCCCTACCAGCAGCGCCGTCGAAGATGTCGTCCTGGCCGTCAGGCATGAGCCGGTTTACTCCTACAAATGCCTGTGGTGCGGCCAGGTCTATGCCCAAAAGGAAGATGCCGCCCTCTGCTGCACCGACGTCGCCGAGGGCTGGGAATGCCGGATATGCGGCGAGCTCCACGGAGAGGCCTCCGAGGCCAGGGAATGCTGCCGGAATCGCGGAATGAACGCCGCGGCCGGGACATAGAGTTGAGAGGACGTATTAAACGGTGTTTTTCGGACGGAAAGGAGGTGCCGCCGCAGACCGGGTAGGCTCCGGGCTATGGACGAATGAGCGAGTTGTCATGTTTAGAGTCTGCCCGCATCCTCTCACGAGCGGGCCAAATCAAGGACCGGGAATCTCCGGAAGGGACGACCCGCCCCACGCCAAAGCGACCCCCAGGGATGCTTGGACGGGGCGGGTCAACTCAAAAGAAAGATCGACATGAATCAAATCAAGACCTATCGAAAAGGCTGGATCACCCTATGCGACCAGTGCCTTGCCGATTTCAATGCATACATAGTCTCCAGACCGGCCTTTCCGCCGCTCCCCGGATATCACTACGAACTCCATTCGGTTCGGAAGACATCCGGGAAGTGCCAATTTTGCAAGAAAACCGATGCCGGAATGTCGGAGCCGAAACAGCTTCGGCTCTTCGAACCGATCCCAAGTCATAAAGATTAAAGCGAAATGAACAGTTGTCACCGAGCTGCACAATCCTCTAATATCCTCCTGTCCGGACAACAGAAGAGAGGAGGATTGTGTATGCTCGGAGGCATTTACACCGAAGAGAAGTGCCAGATTTGCGGCCGGACCATGGCCGACAACGGAAGGGCCGTCGCCTGCCCGTCCCACAAGAAGCAGATCGCCTACCGGCTCCGGGTCATCATGAAGCACAAGGGGCAGTGGGTCCGAAAACGGTTCACCAATTACGAGGAGGCCAGGCGCTTCCTCACTGGAATTCAGTTCAAAATCGACGAGGGAAGCTTCGATGCCCGGGACTATCAATCCGATAATCCCCTGGGTTTTGCGAACCTCGCAGACCAGTGGCTGAACGTCAAAAAGATCCAGATCAAGCGCAGGTCCTGGAACAACCTTCGCAACTACATGGGCAGAGCCGTCGACGCATGGGGAAATCGGAACATTAAAGAGATCACCTATGCCGAGATCGAGGACTTCCTGTTCAATGAACTCGCGGACGTGAGCTCCAAGTCCCGCTCGAATGCACGGTCGGTCTTGAACAGCTTTTTCGACTGGCTTTTGCGCCGGCGGGTCCTTCACATCTCGCAGCTCCCGGAAATCCCATCGGTCGGATTCGAGCTCGAGTTTCGAAAAACGGTGGACAAGGAAACGCAGCAGGCCATCCTCTCCGAAGTCCACCGGATCTCCAGCGAGGTTAACCCGAGGATCTGGATTGCAATCAGGTGGCTCGCCACCTATTTTTCGATCCGCCCCGGCGAGCTGATCCGGATCAAGGAAGGCGAGATCGATACGAGCAACGGCTTCATCCTGGTGCCCCACCCAAAGGAAAAGAAACCCAAGGCCGTGCCCATGATCGACGAAGACATCGAGCTGGTAAAGGCCCTGCCGAAATCCTTCCCCGAGCTCCCGTTCTTCCGCCATCTTCGAAGCATCGGAGGGAGCAGGGCCGGCGACCCGTTCGGCCAGAGGTACCTCTATAAGTGGTGGAAAAAAGCCTGTTCAAATCTTGGAATCGAAGGCGTGGACTTGTACGGTGGAACGCGGCACAGCACGGTCATGCACCTCGGGCAGTTCTTCACCCCTGAAGAACTGAAAGCGGCATCCTTCCATTCGACCAACAAAGCATTCGAAAGATACTACCGGGCCCAACCGGACAGCATAAAGAACATCTATTCCTTCGATAGTCCGGCCCAATCCGTCAGGGGGAAAACAAAGGGGAAACGAAATTTACCTTTAGGAATCCAAAAAGATTAATAATTCCAACTGAATCCTGGTGGAGGCGGCGGGAGTCGAACCCGTTCATGTATAAGGATATCGGGTGCTTATTTTGAACTAGGAAAAAAAGAGGGAAACTCCTGCGAGGGAAATCTCTTCAGAGCTCCAGGATCGTTGACCCCTCCGGAAGCTTGGACGAAAGCCTTCTCACCAGAAATGTCGCAAGGTTCGATACGGCAATCGCGACGCTCTGGCCGACCGCGAGATCCGGGAAGTCGGACGGCACATAGCTCGCCCATATCTCGATGTTGCTGCGCCCAAGGACCTTGACGCGCCTGCTCGCCTGATCAATGGACTGCACAATGCCGTACTGAATCGTTTCCGGAGCTTCTCTTGCGATGAGGCGTTCCAGGGACATGGCATCACCTCTTCAGTGCCTGGTAGATAGGAATGATGGCCGTGTTGGTGAGCTTCGTTTCTCCGCCGTCGCTCAATTCCCCGATGATCCTG